CCTTTCCATTTTCAAAATAGTATTTCGCATTTTTCTTAATACTATCTTGAATTGTTTTATATTTATCAACTATTTCTTTTGAACACTCCCAACACAAAGACAATTTAACTAAATCCTTATGTCTTAATTGTTCCTTAATGTAATTAATAAGTTTTTTTTCTGATTTAATCGCACTCTCCCACACACCACAATTAAAATGATCTTGTTCGTGGTTTTCATATGTTGCGATTACATCTAGTCTTAAATTATCTACAAACATTTTATTTTTCTCCTTTCTATTAATTTATTTCTTCTTCTGACCAAGTCCAACCAAGTGACACATCAAAAGCTTTGATTGTTTTACCATTCACATCAAATTCAGATCTTTCAAGTGTGATTATCTCATCTTCGTTAAAATCTCTGATAGATATATTCTCATCATCAATAATTTTAAAAATAGCGAAATCATCCATATATTTGGTTTTAACTTGTATCTCATTAAATTTTTTAATTTGGTCAAGTTCAACCATAGGAATTGACCATCCATTCCATTTATGATTAGTCACATATCCTTCGATATAATGCTCAATTTTATTATTGTCTGAAATCCAATGATCATGAAATAATTTAACTTTTTTCCATTCCATTGGCATATCGTTGGTGAATTTAATTTTTTCACTAACAACATCGTCAATAAAACTTTGATTGTTTATATCTATTGATTTAACAAATCCCCCACCTTGAGGACATATAGACATTTTATTATCTTTTAACTCTGTGATTTCCATATAATGATCATTATTTGAAGTACACATAAACTTATTATTTTTTATTAGTTCTCTTATATTCATATTATTTCGTCCTTTCATATTGTCCTTTATACTCCTATTACTAATTTAATCAAGCTTTGTTTCTGATCTCATCAGTTGAGGATTAACCTCAATACACCCTCTGGTTGAGGGTGTTTCGATCTGTTTATTCAAAATAATTTCTTAGAACCTTTAAGATCATTTGCCGATCTTAAATATTTTTTATGATTTTCTAATTGCTCAAGATAAAGATCATAATTAACTAATGAGATATAATCTAAATTGGCTAAATAGTTTAAATCTTGATCTTTCCAAGCGTTTAAAATTTTATCTTCATAGTTAGCGACAATTGATTGAGCATATAAACAAGATTTTTTTATTCTTAATAAATCATCAACTTTATATTTATCCTTATTAAATAAAGACTCTGCAATATGCTTAACTGTAAATAATTTTGCACAATCACTTATACTTGCAGATCCTTTATGATATTCAGACCAATCGCCTGATCTATGATCTTTTTCGTCTTTTCTATTCATTTTAAATAAAACATCTCTGTATGGTGTCCATGTAATGTTACTTAATACATAAAGCTCTGAAAATGCTTTATTAACTTTTTTCATTATTTCTTTTTGTTCTTTGTTCATTTTTTATCCTTTCATTAATAAATTTATCCTACATTATACATGATATAAGTCAACCGTTTGTACTGTAAAAAATAAACTTTTTTTAATCTATTTTAGAGCTCTATTTATTCAATTAAAACGTGCATTATTCTAGTTTATAATGGTTCTAATTTGTAAAGTAATTAAAAGTTATTTGGTTGCAATTTCAAGCCCCTCGATACTTGCTTAAACTTTCTCGCTCCTCGCATCTTGTTGCCGGAAAGCAACAGTGCAGCATTTTTGCAACAGTATCGGGAGACGGGAAACTGGAGACTTAACGCACAACTCCAAATTGTTTCACGTGAAACGAGTAGCGAGGTAGTTTATAATTGTTTTAAGTTTATCCTATAAAGTCCTAGAGGCTCGACACCCTTTGCGAGTTGCGAGGGTTTTTTTATTCTAGGCCACTCGTTTCTTTTTTCTAGGATCTGGCCACGCAATAGAGGTACCAGAACAAGGTCCAAAATATCTAAATTTTTTTATACTTAATTAGTTTTTTCGAGAAACATGTAACTAATACAAGTACAAATGCAAAGATTTACAGCCTTAACCACCCCAAAATCGTTATTGATTTATAAAACAATAAGGAATACAGTAATAATCGTTGGAAACATTAACCAAAAAATTTTACAAAAAATTTTTTTCAAATGCGTATTGATTTAGACAAGATAAAAAAGCTCCCACCTGACGTGAAGAAAGACTTCATGAAGATGTACCTAAAGCTCGACGAGAAGAAAAAGATCCTAGAATACAAGGATAACTTTCTGTCATTCGCCAAACACATGTGGCCAGAGTTTATTGAAGGTGAGCACCATAAGATTATTGCAGATAAGTTTAACCAGATAGCACAAGGCAAGATTAAGAGATTGATTGTTAATATGCCACCAAGACATACCAAGTCAGAGTTCGCTAGCTCCTTGCTCCCCGCTTGGATGATCGGGCGTAATCCTAAACTTAAAATTATCCAGACAACTCACACCGGTGAACTTGCAATTAGATTCGGGCGTAAAGCTAAAACGTTAATGGACAGTCAAGAATATAAACAAGTCTTTGAGACAAGACTCAGGGAAGACAGTCAAGCAGCGGGCAGATGGGAAACCGAACAAGGTGGTGAATACTTTGCATCTGGTGTCGGTGGTGCAATCACTGGTCGTGGTGCAGATTTATTAATTATCGATGATCCACACTCAGAGCAAGATGCTATGAACATGACAGCTTTGGAGCGAGCATACGATTGGTATACATCAGGACCACGTCAAAGGCTTCAGCCAGGTGGAGCTATTGTTTGTGTTATGACAAGATGGAATACAAAAGATCTAACAGGTCAGTTATTAAAACATCAAAAAGAAGCAAAGTCAGATCAGTGGGAGCTGGTAGAGTTTCCTGCGATCATGCCAAGTAATGAACCTGTATGGCCTGAGTATTGGAAGATAGAAGAATTAGAAACAGTTAAGGCATCGTTATCAATTGGTAAATGGAATGCACAGTGGATGCAGAACCCAACTAGTGAAGAAGGTGCTATCATAAAACGTGAATGGTGGAACGTTTGGGAGAAAGAAGACATGCCACTATTAGAACACATTATACAATCCTATGATACTGCGTTCATGAAAAAGGAGACAGCTGACTATAGTGCGATCACTACATGGGGTGTCTTTCGTGAGAATGAAGACAGTCCACAGCAGTTGATATTAGTCGATGCACTAAAAGGTAGATACGAGTTTCCCGAACTTCGTCGCGTTGCAAAAGAGCAATATGATTATTGGAAACCTGAAACAGTGTTGATTGAAGCAAAGGCTAGTGGATTGCCACTAACGTACGAGTTGAGGAATATGGGTATACCTGTTGTAAACTTTACACCCTCTAAAGGAAACGATAAGCATGCCAGAGTAAATGCTGTTGCACCTTTGTTTGAATCTGGTATGGTGTGGGCTCCTGATGAAAAGTTTGCAGAAGAGGTCGTTGAAGAGTGTGCAGCATTTCCATACGGGGATCATGATGACTTGGTCGATAGTATGACACAAGCTGTGATGCGATTTAGACAGGGAGGGTTGGTACCGCATCCTGAAGACTATGAAGAAGAAAAAATTATAAAAACAAAAAGGACTTATTATTAATGTCAGAGCTAACAGATAAATATTCAAAAAATTTTAGCCCCGCAAAAAAGAAAGAGTTTGAAAAACGTGTTCGTGAATTAGACGGTCTTATGTCAGAAGAGTCTGCAATTGATTTAGTTTTGAAAGAATTGTTTGACGAAAAGCTTTTTAAAAAAGGCGGTCTGGTAGACAAGCCCCTAGGAGCGGGAGGCAAGAAATCAGGACCACCACCAAAAAGAGGACCTAATCCACAAGGCTTGAATATTAAGAGCAATACTGCTAAGACAGTTAAACTGGAGAAATAAATGTCGGAAATAGATAAAGCTTTACCCAATGAGGTGCGAAAGGAAATTAATATTCCTGGTGTAGAAGAAATTCAAGTAGAATTAGAAAAAGAAGCAGCACAAGAAACAAAAGGCCCTGTAGAAGTTCAACAGAATGAAGACGGAAGTGTTGATGTAAATTTTGATCCATCAGCAGTTAATGTTGAGGGAACAGAAGGACACTTCGCTAACTTAGCAGAATTATTACCAGATGATGTTTTAGATCCGTTAGGAAGTCAGATGTATGAAAACTATCAAGACTACAAAGCATCAAGAAAAGATTGGGAGAAAACTTACACATCAGGATTAGAACTGTTAGGTTTTAATTACGACGATAGAACAGAACCATTTCGAGGAGCGAGCGGCGCGACTCATCCAGTATTAGCAGAAGCAGTAACACAGTTTCAAGCATTAGCTTACAAAGAATTATTACCAGCGCAAGGTCCAGTTAGAACTCAGATAGTTGGACTTGCTACATCAGAAAAAGAAGCTCAGTCACAAAGAGTAAAAGAATTTATGAATTATCAGATTATGTCTGAGATGACAGAGTACGAAGCAGAGTTTGATCAGATGTTATTTTATTTACCACTAGCAGGTTCTTCATTTAAAAAAGTTTACTACGATGAAATTATGAAAAGAGCTGTTTCAAAATATGTTCCAGCGGATGACATCGTTGTACCTTATACTGCAACATCATTAGATGATTGTGAATCTGTAATACACAGAGTGCGTATGACAGAAAACGAATTACGAAAACAACAAGTTGGTGGTTTCTATAGAGACATAGAAATTAATCCTGCATACATGGATGAAACATCTTCTGAAAAAGCAGAGAGAGAATTGGATGGAACATCGAGAGGCAGGGATCAAAGAATGTATACTCTGTTAGAATGCCATGTTACTTTAGACCTTGAAGGGTTTGAAGATCTTGGAGTTGACGGAGAACCTACAGGAATTAAACTTCCATACATTGTAACTGTTGAAGAAGGAACTAGAAAAGTATTATCTATTAGAAGAAACTACGAAGCAAACGATATTAATAAAAATAAAATTAATTACTTTGTGCATTTTAAATTTTTACCAGGACTAGGTTTCTATGGTTTTGGATTAACCCACATGATTGGAGGACTATCAAGAACAGCGACCGCTGCACTAAGACAATTGTTAGATGCAGGAACGCTATCAAACTTACCAGCAGGATTTAAAATGCGTGGCATCAAAATGAGAGATGAAGCGCAATCGATACAACCAGGAGAAT